GCGGAGACAGGAGAATTTTTAGAACAAGAATAAAATGGCAAATTTAAAGTTTACAGGTTTTAGTGCAGTAGCTCCGGTTTCTACAACCTTAATGGTTGGAGTCGCAGGTGGAGTCAATACGAAGTTTACAGTAGGAGATATTCAACTTCCCGATTTAGGCGGAACGCTTCCGATTTCAAGCGGAGGTACAGGGGAAACTACTCAGCCTCTTGCACTCGATGCAATCACAGATGCAGCTAACCAAGTTGCTAACGATGTATTGTATATAGACAGTTCCGGTCCAACTCCTGTAGCAGCTTTTAAAAACATTTCCCAAATTAGTGGTGTAGGTATTCCTGATGTTGTAACCTATTGTGAATGGGCAGGAACTACAAACCCTTACTTTAACTTTGTCAATGGTGTTGATACTGTTATTCCTTACGATACAATTAGACTATCTTACTCAACAAGTAGCACTGCAACGAATACTGTTATTCAGTTTGTAAGTCCAACAGAAACCTCTTTTGAAGTTTCACAACCTGCTTTTTACAGAGTATCAGTTAACATCCACTTCTTTGATTTATTTGGTGATATTGATATTTTCTGTGGAGTTTATAATGTAGGTGGTGCGTTGTTACCGGCAGGAGGATTGATTGATAAAAAAGACGTTACAGGTAATACTGACCAAAACTTTTATGGCTCATCCATTATGCAGCTAATTAATGGTCAACCTGTTGAAATAAGAGCTAATTTTTCCGGAGGTGGTGGACAAAACCCATTCCCATCTAACTCAGGAAACTTGTTTACAAGTGTGCTAATTGAAAGAATGAATTAATGGAATACACTTTTGATACCACTTTGAACGTAAAAGAAATAAATGTAACATATACTATAGTAAGTACAGATGACACAGATAGACAAGGATACTACTTTCAAGTTAACGCTTAAAGACGCAGCAGGGTTAGGAATTGGGTTGGTGAGTATTCTGAGTGTCTACTTTACATTAAAGGCTGACATTGCGTTGGCTATGGAAAAGCCTGACCCGGTGATTACTGAACAAGAGTATCATTACAAAGATGAGGTTGTGCGTAAAACAATTATGCTTACTCAACAAGATGTAGACGGTATCAAAGAAGATATTTCAGAAATCAAAGAAACATTAAAAACACTTGAGGCACGATTGTATGAAATACAATAGGTATGAAAACTATAATTCCTTTTTTGATAATTATTATGGCAGGACTGCTTGTCAGTCCAATGCCTATTGAAGAGAGTAAAGAGGATTATTACGAGATTACAGTCTTACAAATCAATGCTAAGTGGAATGAAAAAAATGCAGTTGACATAAACAAACTAAAAAACTGCAACATCGAATGGGCATATCTTGAGGACCAAAGTTCCACTATCCAAGAAAAATTCCAAAAGATTCCTTTTATTGTACTTAAGAAAAATGGTGAACCTCTTCGTTATTGGGAGGGTAATATTTTATTTGAACCCACCGTTACTGTAGAGGAAATACAAACACACATAAATGAGCACTAATGGCTAAACTTATCATACCCCTATCTATAAAAGAAACTAAAAAGAAAAGACCCGGTGTGCATTCAAAGAATGCATCAAAGGGTCAATCAGGTTACAAACAAAAATATAGGGGACAAGGAAGATGATACCATCAGAAATAAAAAAAATTATAGTTCATTGCTCGGCAACAAGAGAAGGTGATGACTCGGTTAATACAGAAGTAATAGACAAATGGCATAGGGCAAGAGGATGGAATGGTTGTGGATACCATTTTGTTGTTTTAATGGACGGCACTATAGAAACAGGCAGAAAGATAAATGTTCGTGGAGCTCATACTAAGGGGTTGAATAGTGAATCTTGGGGGATTTGTTACATCGGTGGAGTAGAAAAAGATGGAAAGACTCCAAAAGATACTCGTACTGAAAAACAAAAAGAATCTTTAGAATACTTATTGTATTTTTTGAAGCTACTTGCACCTGAAGCCAAAATACACGGACATAGAGATTTTGCTAATAAAGCCTGTCCAAGTTATGATGCTACTGAAGAGTACAAGAATTTATGAAAGAGATACTTAAAAAAATATTTGGAGTAGATAATGTTGCTAATAAAGTTGGCGACCTTGTAGACAGGTTTGTCAGAACTAAAGATGAAAAAGCTCAGTTCGAAAAAGAACTTACAGAAATCTTTATTGACGCTGAAAAAGATATGCAACAAAACGTAACGGAGCGTTGGAAGTCTGATATGACTTCTGATTCGTGGCTCTCAAAGAATGTAAGACCATTGGTTTTGTTGTTTCTTATTGTATCAACTATCGTAATGATATTTATAGATGCAGGTGCTATTAAATTTAATGTCCAAGAAAATTGGGTTGACCTCCTTCAGATTGTTTTGATTACTGTTATTTCAGCATATTTTGGTGGCAGGTCCTTTGAAAAGATTAAAAACAAATAATTTGTAACTTTGTATAATTAATTAAATTAAAATAAAATGGCAAAATTAACTAAAGAAGAGCTACAAACTCTTAACGACCTAAACCAAGAGTTCACTAAAATGAAGGTTCAAATTGGGGAACTTGAGGTTCAGAAAAGTACAATGCTTCAAAACGTAAGTGTATTACGTGCGAGGTTTGCACAAGAAGAAGAAAAACTTATTAAAAAATACGGAGAGGACTCTGTAATTAATTTACAAACAGGGGACGTTTCGAAAAATAAAAAAACCTAATGGCAAAAATATCTACCTACATAATTGATGCACAACCAACATTAGACGACAAAGTAATTGGTACTGATGTTAATGACCTTAATATGACCAAGAACTATTTGATTGGTGATATTGTGGCACTAAATCCATCAAGTTCTTTGTCTTCAACTAAAATGTTTTATGGCGATGCTGCCAACGTACCGGCAGAAACAAACACGCTAACGTATCACGTAGGTGGATTAGGTTCAGCAGGTACTGATACTACACAGATTGCAGGTAGTATAGTAATGAATGCATCGGATGCTGACAACGATACATCTTTAGTCTTAGGAAAAGATGTAACACCAATAGCTAACAGACCGGGTCAATTCCCAAATGTTCTTGCGATTGGTAATAATGTGGCTTCAAACGATATGAGTGCATCAGGCAGTGGCATAAGAGATTCGCAACTGCTTGGTACTCGATTGGCTACAAACTTTGTAAGTGGAAGTAATAGTTATATTATTTACAGTACACTTATGGGTGACGATATGCTGAATACGCAGTCCGGACAAAGTAATACAATGTCAGGTACGGTAGCGATAGGAGGTAGGTCACTAAAATCAGTAAATGATGTTTCCAATGATGTGTTTGTAGGCTTTTGGGTTTTAGGAGACACAAACGGTTTTGGTCCAAATTGTGATACTGACGGCAATGTATTTGTTGGAAGTAGGATAGCATATGGTCACGAAGCTGAAGAATTACAGTATAACACAATTCTTGGTTATGGTGCTGCTGCATCGGCAGGTACAGGCGGAGGTCCTATTAACTCTTATAACAATACGATTGTTGGTCAAGGTGCAGCAAGATTATTGGGTGGTCAGCGAAACATTATTATGGGTAGCGATGCTGCTTTTGATGCTTATGACTTAAGCAACTCTGTTATTCTTACACCCCAAGATAGTGCCAATAGACCAAGTTATATTACTGCACAAGATAGCGTTATCATTGGTAAAGATGCTGCCAATGGTGCAGTTGTATCAGACCTTAATCAAGATGTTTATATTGGAAACTCTTCCGGTATAAATTTAGATGGTGGTGGACATACGTTAGTAGGTTCCGGAACCTTTGCCGGTGCAGGAGGTAGTGATTTTATTTCTGTAATCGGATTAGGTCTTGGTGCTTTTGGTAGTGCCGTAAATCCGGGAAGTACAGTTAACACTCCAATTGCTATAGGATATTTAGCAGCTAATGCTGCAGGGTCACTTGGAGGAAACTATTCTAATTCCATTGCTATTGGTACAAGGGCAGGTGCAGAAATGAATGGAGAGAATAATATTTCCATCGGTAACGGAGCTCATAGTGCACCATTACTTGGATTCTTTAATGTTGGAATAGGAACAAATGCATTAAATCAACAAACAGGCGGTGACTTTAATGTTGCAGTAGGAAACGATGCACTATTTAATTTGAACACAGGAGCTAATAATACTGCTATTGGTAAAGCAGCAGGTTCTACTGTGGCAGCTTTTAACAACACAACTTCATTAGGTCACAACTCTCAACCACAAGCAGATAATGAAATAGTGTTAGGTGATAACAATGTACAGACACTTAGATGTAATACGCAAGTCATTTCAGCACTTTCTGATTTGAGAGATAAGAATAACGTAGAAGATTTACGCTTAGGAGTAGACTTCTTGATGGATTTGAAACCTGTAAGTTGGGATTGGGAAAGAAGAGATGGAACAATGGAAGGTAAAAAAGATTCCGGTTTCATTGCACAATTTACAGACAATGTAGTTCAAGCTCATAGTGCAGAAGACATACTCCCTTCATTGGTAAACAGAGACAACCCGGATGCTTGGCAAATGGGTAATGCAGCTTTGATTCCTGTTCTTGTAAAAGCAATACAAGAATTGAAAGCAGAAATAAACGCATTGAAGAATGGCTAAGATTAGTACATATCCTGTAGACAATAGTATAAATGATGGAGATATTGTAATTGGTAGTGATGCGGATGACCAAAATATTACCAAGAATTATAAAATGAGTGATATTGCTGCATATACTGTAGCAACTATTCCGACTACAAACATTAAGTATAGCAGTATCAACTCAGCACTATCTACTCGTAATCAGGAGCCTGTAGCATTAGACACTCCTTTACAAGTTGTTTTTGATGCTGACTCTAATTCTCCGGATGTAAAAATCACACAAACCGGAGAAATAACATTTTTAACTGAAGGTTCTTACTTGATAGATTTGTATTTGAATTTTGAAAGACAAGGTTCTTCAGGGGGAGTAACAGTTACATTGTTTAGAGAGCTTATTGATGGAGTTCAAGTAGGTCCAACAAAGGGAGTTGACTTAGCGGCTACCGGAATTATGATTCCGTATGAAACCCTATTTCCTATATCTATTGATGCTGCTTCTGTAAACTCTGTTCTAACATTTGAAATATTAAGAGATAGCTCAGGTGTTGATGGGGGAGGATTGTATCCCCATATAAACGCTTCAGCTTGGGATGATGTACCTTCTGCTCGTGTTGAAATATACAAGACAAAAATAAATTAAATAAAATGGATATTAGAAAAATTTCTATTGGTCCTGACTATAAGTCGGGAGCAATGCACTACATAGTCGGACAAGAGGTGTTAAATGGTACTTACAAAATTCACCTTATAAAATTCTACGAAGAGTCTGAGTCAATAAAAATATGGATTCAAAAAGAAGATGAGGTAATGGTATGGAAAGAGTTCACCCACACTATGCCAATATCAATTGAATACAATATAAATTTTTAATGAAATCATTATATCAGTTCATTGTAGAACCTAAAAACAATAGGAGATACGACAATATAAAAAACATAGGAGGTATTGATTTTATAACAAGCACCTCTGAAGAGGATGTATCTACATCCAATCGTCAAGCCACCGTTATCGAGACACCCTTAAATTATTGTGGACCTATAGAAAAGGGAGACACTTTATTAGTGCATCACAATGTCTTCAAGTTCTACAATGATATGAAAGGTAGACGTAGAAGCGGAAAGAGTTTTCTTAAGGAAAACATTTTCTTTTTAGACCCGGACCAATTCTTTGCATACAAAAAAGATGGAGAGTGGTACGGATACGACAAGTATTGTTTTCTCAAACCCATTCCACCTACTGAAAGTTATATATTTAAACCTTTTACAAAAGAGCCTTTAATGGGTGAAGTAGCTATCATTAATGATGGACTAAAATGTAAAGGAGTTAAAAAAGGAGATACTGTTTGTTTTAAACCATATCAAGAATATGAGTTCAATGTAGATGGTGAGATTTTATATAGAATGTATGACCATTCAATTACTTTAGTAGTATGAGCAATAAAGATGTTAAATTAAGAATCATTGAAGCAGGTCATCAGGCAGTAGAGCAGCTAATAAAAGTTGCTAAGGAAAAAATTATTAAGCCTGACCCTGAAGATGACTTGGCTGCAGACCGATTAAAGAATGCAGCAGCTACTAAAAAGTTAGCCATCTTTGATGCATTTGAAATACTGAAAAGAGTTGAAGAAGAAAGAGAGGCTCTTAAAGAAGGAACAAGTAATACCAAAATAGATACAAAACAAGGATTTGCAGAAAGAAGGTCTAAATAGTGAATTGTATAAAGTTGTTGAAGACTATATTCCTAAGAGTGTATTATCGAATAAGAATCGAAATAAATCTTGGGTATATGGCTACAACCCAAAATATGACATTATTGTTATATCAAAGACCGGTGAAATAGGAGTCGTAGTAGAAATATCGGGACTTACAATTGCATTACCAAAAACTCCCAAAGTGTGTCTTCAAAGACACAATGATAAAAAACAACAGTATTGGGAAAGGCAAGAACTTCCCAAACCTTTAGCTAAGATTCAATCTATTTTTCAGTGGAATGAGATGCAATCAGACTTCAAGAGTCGGTGGGTAGATTACATTGAAGAAGAGTTTGACCGCAGGGAAGAAGGTTGTTGGTTTATGAATAATGGAGTGCCAACTTACATTACAGGTGCTCACTATATGTATCTTCAATGGACTAACATTGATGTAGGCTATCCTGATTACAGAGAGGCTAATAGATTGCTATATATTTTTTGGGAAGCGTGTAAAGCGGACAATAGAAGTTTCGGAATGGTTTATTTAAAAATTAGACGTTCCGGTTTTTCTTTTATGTCATCATCTGAATGTGTCAATACAGGTACACTTGCAAAAGATTCAAGAGTAGGCATCTTATCTAAAACAGGTTCCGATGCAAAAAAAATGTTTACTGATAAAGTAGTACCAATAAATAGTAGGCTTCCTTTTTTCTTCAAGCCTATTATGGATGGTATGGATAAACCTAAAACAGAGTTAGCTTATCGTGTACCGGCATCTAAGATTACAAAAAGAAATATGTATGATATAGATGAGGATGAAATGGAAGGCTTGGATACCACTATTGATTGGAAGAATACTGATGACAACAGTTACGATGGTGAGAAACTGTTACTTCTTGTACACGATGAAAGTGGCAAGTGGCTAAAGCCAAATAATATTTTGAACAATTGGCGAGTTACTAAAACCTGTTTACGATTAGGTAGTAAAATAATTGGTAAATGTATGATGGGGTCCACCTCTAATGCATTGTCTAAAGGTGGAGATAGTTTTAAGAAACTATATTATGATTCTGATGTAACTAAACGTAATGCAAACGGTCAAACAAAAAGCGGTTTGTATTCTATGTTTATTCCTATGGAATGGAATATGGAAGGGTTTATTGATAGATATGGGATGCCTGTATTAACAAACCCACCTATAGAGGTTTTAGGAATCGACAATGAACTAATATATCAAGGTGCTCTTGACTATTGGGAAAATGAAGTAGAGTCTTTAAAACACGACCCTGACGCATTAAATGAATATTACAGGCAATTCCCAAGAACTGAGTCACACGCTTTTAGAGATGAGAGCAGACAATCGTTGTTTAATCTAACTAAGATATACCAACAGATAGATTTTAATGATTCAATGATTACAAATCAACACGTAACACGTGGTAGTTTTAGTTGGAAAGATGGAGTAAAAGATACAAAGGTTATTTTTTCTCCGGACAAAAGAGGACGTTTCAATATTACTTGGGTTCCGAATCAAGATTTACAAAACAACGTAAGAGTTAAGGGTGGAATTAAACATCCTGCCAACGAGCATATAGGAGCGTTTGGATGTGACTCCTATGATATTAGTGGAACAGTTGGAGGTGTTGGCTCTAATGGTGCATTACACGGACTTACTAAATTTAGTATGGAAGAAGCACCAAGCAACGAGTTCTTTTTAGAATACATAGCAAGACCGCAAACTGCAGAGATATTTTTTGAAGATGTCTTGATGGCTTGTGTGTTTTATGGTATGCCAATACTTATAGAAAATAACAAGCCACGATTACTGTACCATTTTAAAAACAGAGGGTATAGAGGTTTTTGTATGAATAGACCTGACAAAGTATATACAAAGCTATCTAAAACCGAACGTGAGTTAGGTGGAATACCTAATTCTTCTGAGGATGTAAAACAAGCTCACGCTGCAGCAATTGAATCTTATATTGAAAAACACGTGGGTTTAACAAGTGAAGAAGGCGATATGAATAATATGCCTTTCAATAGAACATTGGAAGATTGGGCAAAGTTTGATATTTCTAATAGAACAAAGTATGATGCTTCTATTAGTTCAGGATTAGCGATTATGGCTTGTCAAAAGCATCTATATCAACCTGAAAAAAAAGAGTCAAGAATAATGATTAACTTTGCAAGGTATAGTAATACAGGCAACATAAGTCAAATAATTAGATGAAAGATGTAAAAATAAATATTACATCTGCAGGTTTTCCAAGTCAATTTGTCTCGGATGCAGAAAAGGCTACACAAGAGTATGGACTGCAGATAGGACAAGCCATTCAATATGAATGGTTTCGTAAAGATGGAAACGGTTGCAGATATTACGACCAATGGAGAGAGTTCCATAGATTAAGGTTGTATGCACGTGGCGAACAGTCTATTAAAAAATATAAAAACGAATTAGCTATAGATGGGGATTTGAGTTATCTAAACTTAGATTGGACCCCTGTACCTGTTATTCCAAAGTTTGTGGATATTGTCGTAAACGGAATGGCAGATAGATTATTCAAAGTTAAGGCATACGCACAAGATGCTATGTCTCAAGCCAAGCGTTCTAAATATCAAGATATGATTGAAGGACAAATGGTTGCAAAAGATACTCTGCAGATTATTCAAAAGAAAACAGGTGTAGACCCATTTGTTGTTCCTGCAGAAAACTTACCTGCAAATGATGAAGAGCTTTCTTTATATATGCAGATTAACTACAAACCTTCTATCGAGATTGCTGAAGAAGAAGCAATCAACACTATACTCGAAGAGAATAAATACTTAGACTTACGTAAACAATTTGACTACGACCTAACTGTATTAGGTATCGGTGTTGCCAAGCACGAATTTTTAAAAGGTTCCGGAGTAAAAGTATCTTATGTTGACCCGGCAAATGTTGTGTATAGTTATACTGAAGACCCTCACTTTAAAGATTGTTTCTATTGGGGTGAGGTAAAAACTATGCCAATCATTGATTGTAAAAAAATTGACCCATCACTTACCAATGAGGATTTAGAAGAAATATCTAAATACAGTCAATCTTGGTATGATTACTATAATGTGGCTCAGTTCTATGAAAATGATATTTTTTATAGAGACACTGTAACACTTATGTATTTTAATTATAAGACCACAAAAAAGATGGTCTATAAGAAAAAAGTAATGGCTACAGGTGGAAGTAAAGTTATCGAAAAAGATGACCAATTTGACCCACCGGTAGAAGTTATGGAGGAAGGTAACTTTGAAAAGTTTGAAAAGACTATTGATGTTTGGTATGACGGAGTAATGGTTATGGGTACTAATATTCTTTTGAAGTGGGAACTTGCAAAGAATATGGTTAGACCAAAATCTACAAGTCAACACGCATTACCTAATTATGTTGCAGTAGCACCGAGAATGTACAAAGGTGTTATTGAATCGTTAGTAAGAAGGATGATTCCTTTTGCTGATTTGATTCAAATGACACACTTGAAGTTGCAACAAGTTATTGCAAGAGTTGTACCTGATGGTGTCTATATTGATGCTGATGGATTGAATGAAGTAGATTTAGGAACCGGTAATGCTTATAATCCTGAAGACGCATTAAGACTATACTTCCAAACAGGTTCTGTTATTGGTAGGTCTTATACGCAGGATGGAGATTACAACAATGCTAAAGTACCTATTCAACAACTTACATCTAATTCAGGAGCATCTAAAACACAGATGCTTATTAGTAATTACAATTACTACCTAAATATGATTAGAACTGTAACAGGACTAAATGAAGCACGAGACGGTTCTATGCCGGACCCGGATTCATTAGTAGGATTACAGAAACTTGCAGCCTTAAATTCAAATGTAGCTACACGTCATATTCTTGATGGTAGCTTATTTATATTTAGAAGTTTAGCTGAAGCTCTAACATATAGGATTGCAGATATTCTTGAGTACGCAGATTTCAAGGATGACTTTGCTAACAAGATAGGAAAGTATAATGTAAGTATACTGAATGAAATTTCCGACCTATATATCTATGACTTTGGCATATTCTTAGATGTAGCACCGGATGAAGAAGAAAAAGCTAAACTTGAACAGAACATTCAAATGGCTCTATCTAAACAAGATATTAATCTTGAAGATGCCATTGATATTAGAGAATTAAAAAATATTAAACTCGCTAACCAACTTCTTAAACTAAAACGTAAGCAGAAGCAAGACAGAGAAGAGCAACAACAAATGCAGAAACAAGCAATGACTGCACAACAAAATTTGAAGGCTCAAGAAATGGCTGCACAACTTGCGGTGAAAAAACAACAAATGGAAATTGAAGGCAAGATGAAGCTAAAACAAGCAGAGGTTGCCTTTGAAATTGAGAAGATGAAAAATGAAGCCGAATTGAAACGTCAATTGATGGCTGAAGAGTTTAATTATAATCAGCAACTTAGAGACATCTCTGAAAAGGCACTCCAAAGTAGGGAGACTCAAAG